TCAGTCTTATCTCGGCGCTTATTGTCTGGGCGGCAGTGGCTCGTATTCTGTCCGCGTTGTGAGGGGTTGAGATGGCTGGAGCGCTCGACAAGGTTTTTAAGGAAGCAGCTAAGGCAATCGTTGCGGACCTTGGCGACGGTTTAGACACCAAAATTGATTACATACGCAAGTTTTCTGGCGAATACGACATTGACACCGGAGCGTTTTCAACATTTGATCGTCCGTACAACAACATCAAGGTGCCTATTGAATTTGTAAATTCTGATGAAGAGGCAGGCTACCAAGAAAACGTGGCGCGGCTTTACATCAGTCCAGACCTCATCGGCAATAATCAACCCACCTTGCAAGACGAAATCGTCTTGAAGTATCAAGGTGCAGATCGCACTGCCAAAATTCAAGATATTCAAACGTACAGAGGCGGTCAGGAATATCTGTATATCGTTCGGGTGGTGTTCTAATGACGCTTGTAAACGCTAGAGCTGCACTTGAGAAAGCAATCAGGACTGCTGTTGTGGCGGCAGACAAGACAGTATCAGTTGTCTTCGACAACATGCCGTTTACGACACCCGGCAAAACCAAAAAATACGTGTTGGTCACGATCAACTTTGACCAAGCCACGATCCAACCTCACGGTGCAGCCATCGATCAATACGCTGGAACGGTTCAATGCGGCATTTTTACGCCAAGAGACAAAGGTAGTGCTGCAGCTGCTGCGATTGCAGAATCAGTTATTGATGGTCTGACTTCTGTAAATGCGTCTGGCTACACGGACACCTATTCGGTAAAGCCGCGTGTTGGTCAAATCACTGGACCAACCGCTGTAACTGAAGAGAACAACAGTCACTTTGTAAGTGTGGTGCGCTGCACGTTTACTGCGATCTGATGGCTAAGCCAATCACGGAGCTTACTAAGGATATTCGTGAGCTAATTGAGACAGGTCGTGAGACTGCTGGTCCAATCATCGTGCGTTCTTTGCAAAGCGAAGGGCCGTGGTGGACTTCTAGTTTTGGAACAAAGTGGAGGATTAGCAACTCTCCAGTGAGACCTGTTGATGATCGTGCTGGAATAACCCGAGACTTTACGGGAATGCCTGAAAAAACAAGCGTTCCAAAGCCGTCTGTCACCAGCATGGTTATGGGTGGTGGTCAAACTTCAATGAAATTTGCCCTTACTCAGCCGATGTATGTTGGCAACTCTGCTTCTTACGCAGGCTTTGCTGTAAACAGGCCAAATGCCACCGTGCCTCGTAGAAACGGTGGAGATGTTACTTACGCTGAACATAAAGAAGCTGGTTTTAGGCTTACTGCTAAAGATGAAAATCCTAACTGGTACAACGTTTATACAAAATCAGGCGGCTTGCTTGGAGATTTAGATAAAGCGTTCAAAGCCACTCGTCTGGGATAAGCTATATTGTGATAGTTGACCAGGATTTATGGCTGAAGCACGCGCGATTGACATGCTGTGTAAGGCGTTTAGCGTCGAAGAGCGCAGCAGCTACACCATCAAAAAGGGTGGTGAGGTCGTCATTAAGCTGTACTGGAAGCCTTTGACGATTGCTGATCGGGACTCGATCAACAAGACCATGAAGGCGTTGAACTTGGGGCGTACAGAGGACAACTTGGATTTTGCAATCCAAATGCTGATCCGTAAAGCCGAGGACGAGGCTGGCAACCGAGTTTTTTCAGACGGTGATCGCGCCAAAATTCAAAACCGACTTCCGATGAGCATCGTGTTGGACATTATGTCCAAGATGCAGGGTCTGGACGAGGTGGAAGAAGCGGACGAGCTTAAAAGCGAGGCTTGAGAAGGACAACTATCTGTTTCTGCAGTTTTTTGTCGCTGAAAAGCTTGGAATGACGCTGGCTGACTTGCGAGCCAGGATGTCGCTTGAGGAGCTGTTTGCCTGGAGCGCTTACCTTTCTGTCAAATCTGATCGAGAAGAGAAGGAGATGCAGAGGGCTCGTGAGCAGGCTCAGTATCGGAAGGTGCGCTAACCTGAAGGCAATGTCTTCGGGTTAGTCGTGGCTGCTGAGTACGAAGTCAATATCAAGATCAATAGTGCAGAGATTGAGCGCGAACTTGACAATATAGATAAAGCAGTAGCCAAAATTGGAAAACCTAAGGGTGGTGGTTCTCGCAAGAAAGCTGGAATTGCTGGACTTCTGCCCAGTTCTGAAGAATTAAAAGCAAGCGAAAGAGGAATTGTTCAGCTAATAGATAGATTTGAGCAAAGAAAGCAACGGGCTATTGCAAGAAGCAATGCCATGAATGAAAAGGCATTAAAGCTAAACAAGCAGCTTGTTGCCGAAGCAAGAAAACGTGTGCGGTTGTTTGGAGCTGGATTTGATGGATCACGACCTAAGGGGCGTCAACTCTCGGATGACATTAACGCTCGGGCTAAAGCTCAAGATAAGCGAGCAAAACTGGCCAATAAGATTAACGAAATGGAGGCCAAGGGCCTCAATGTTGCAAAGTTAAGAAAACGGCTTGGAAAAGCAACAACTGAGCAAGCCAGGGGTCGTTTTGCGGGTGCTCAAAAAGAGTTCCGTTTGCTGCAAAAAACTATTGATCTAGAAGAATCAAAGCTGCGAATTCTCAAGGAACAGAGCAAGGGATTTCCATCAAGTCCTATTAAAGGAACAGCCACGATGGCTGGTTCTCCTAAGCAGATTTCTGAATTTAATAAACAAGCTGCTAGAAACCAACGTAGAGCCGAAAGAGATGATCGTCGGGCTGAAGCTGATCGTCGTAGAGCTGCCAGGATAAGAGGACAAGAGCAAAGAGCGTTCCAAGGTCGTTTAAGGGCTGGCGTAGGCCCTGAAAGTGTTTTTGGGCCGTTACGTCAGTTAGGCCGAGCTTCCATGATTGCGGGAGCTGATGAAGCCAAGTTGCTTGCTGGCAGATTTAGAGCGCCAAGTTCACCGCTTACTGCAAGACCTGTAACTAGAGCTTCTGCGGATCAAGCTGCAAAACAGGTCGAAAAAGAAGTTATGCGTAGGACCGCTTTAGAGAAAAGAGCAACTGACCAAGCCGCTGCTTACAGGAGGCGAGTAAATAGACAAGTATCTAGAGCCAAGTTGGGGCTTGATGAAATTGAATTTAAGAACACAATTGATGACATTGAAAAGTTGGCACAGCGTCAAATAAAAGAAGGTGAAAAAGAAGGTAGAAGGTTTGATCGTGAGCTGAAGAGGCGAGAAAAAGCGCGTAAAGATGCAGCAAAAGCAAGAATAAAAGCTCGTAATAAACGCATCGGAGATACTGCTCTTGGTGCGGGTTTTCCTCTGCTGTTTGGCGGTGGTCCAGGATCTGTCCTCGGTGGTGCGTTGGGTGGAGCACTTGGAGGTGGCTTAGCTGCTCAAATTGGATTGAGCGCTGTTGGTCAGCAGATTGATCAATTTATTGCTGGTGTCTCGAATATCGGCAAGTCGCTGACATCAGCCACTGGAACGCTAGAGCTGTTCCGTGAAAAAAATCTGTTTAGCAGTGATGCGGTTAAAAAACATGCTTTTGAGTTAGAAAAGCAAGGTGAGATGCAAGAGCTTGCGACATTTTTGGCAAAAGATCTCGCCAGTCAGATTGGTAAAAATGCTGTTGAGAGTTTTCAAGTCCTTGGCGGTGAGGTCAAAGAGTTTCTTAAAACGATCAATCATCTGTTTGTAGCCGTTGGAGGATTTGTTGCCGGACCTTTGGCTAAGTTGCTTGAAGTAATCAACAAAGTTTTGGGCGGTGTATCAACAGAGATACAGTTTAAAAGTCTTCGTGACTCTTTAACTGGAGAGGCTAGGGATAAGTTTGATGCGATTGTTGAACAAGAGCGAGGTGTTAGAAAGTTAAGTGGTCGAGATTTAAGAACTGCTCAGCAAAACAATACGCCTACTACTGTGGCAGGTAGAATTACGACAGCGGTGATGGAAAGGGTTCTTGCAAATGAAGCAATACCGGGCTTGCGGCAAGCAATTGATATAACTGGTCAGACAACCTTGGATGACACGTTAGGTTTTAAACCGACTGGCCCTACAAAAGAAGAGCGAGAAGAAACACGTCTGCAAAAACGGTTGGATCAACTTAAGGCTGAACGTCAAGCGGTAATTGATGTTTCTCGATTTAAAGACAAAATTGCTGCTGCAAACGCTGTTGGGGACCAGCAACTTGTCATTCGACTGCAAGGTGAGCAAAAAATAGCTGAGATTGAAAGCAAGCGTCTAAAAGATCTTGCTGGGGTTACAGACCAGCGTGAAAAGGATGCGATCAACATCGGAGCAGCCACTGAAAAGCTTGCTGCTCATAGAGATGTGGAGCGCGAGTTGGGCGAATTGCAACGCAAAAGACAGGAAAAGTTTGAAACCACGATTGAAAGCCTTGATCATCAACTAGCTCTTGCCCGGGCTACGACTGAAGAAGAGCGAGAGCAGCTTCGTATTGAAGAGGCAATTAGAAAGCTTAGGAAAGACGACAAACTGTCTGAACCCCAACTAGACGCTATAAAGTCACGCATGGAAGCGTTGGCTGAAGAAAACAATCTAGTTAATACGTTCCTTAAGCAGACTCGGGAACAGCTTGAAAGGCTCCAGGACCCTATGTTCCAAGCGGTAAGCCTGGCGCAGACCTTGGGCGACGCGTTTGAAGAATCGTTTAAAGGCATTGTTACAGGCAGCATGACTGCTCAGGAGGCGCTGGCCAATCTGTTCCAGCGCACAGCGGATCACTTCCTTGATATGGCCGCAAAGATGATTGCGGCTCAACTCAAAATGCAAGCGGTGGAGCTATTCTTGAGCTTCTTCACCAGCATTACGCCTAGCGGTGGAGGTGCACCAAAAGCACCAACAGCAGGCAAAAAAGGCACCATTCCAAGTCTTGCGCCAGGTCTTGGTGGTAGCGGACCCATAAATGATCCAAAGAACTTGTTTGCTAAACCAACGCTTATTGCAAAAGGCTTTGCGAATGGCGGTCGTCCACCTATTGGTCGTCCGTCAGTTGTTGGAGAAAGAGGACCTGAGTTATTTGTGCCTGACCGTTCAGGAACAATTGTTCCAAACCATGCAATGGGTGGGTCTAACATCGTGGTGAATGTGGATGCTTCTGGTTCGTCTGTCGAAGGCGACTCTGATCAAGCCGCACAACTCGGCAAGATGCTTGGCGCTGCAGTGCAGGCTGAGCTAGTCAAGCAAAAACGTCCTGGTGGTCTCCTCGCAAGCTAATGGCTACTTTTCCTTCAATCACGCCGACTTACGGCATTCAAAAAACCAGTCAGCCAAAGTTTCGCAAGCAACAGCTGGGCGATGGCTATGAGGCCCGCATTACTTTTGGCCTAAATCAAAATCCAAAGACTTTTAGTCTGACTTTTGAGGTATCAGAGGCTGACGCTGACACGATCGAAGACTTTTTAGATGCAAGGGCAGCAAACAATATGGAGAGCTTTGACTTTACGCCACCTGGTGAGGCCAGCAGCTCTAAATTTGTTTGTGAAGACTGGAGCAAGTCGATTCCTTATCTGAATCGTGCCACGATCCAAACAACGTTTCGCCAAGTCTTTGAACCGTAATGGCAGTTTCAGCATGGACCGCTAGCACTGCATTTGCTGTTGGCGACATTCGCAGAGCCACTACTGCTCAAGCGACCGGCCTTTGGTTTCGGTGTACGGTTGCTGGAACGTCGGCTAGTGCCGAACCAAAATGGCCAACTGAAAGCGGCAATACGACTGAGGATGACACCGTTACTTGGACAGCTTTCCCCAGCGTTTATGAGGAGCTGAGCGTTTTAAATCCCAGCGCAATTATCGAGCTGTTTGAGCTGCGTTTAGACAACAACTTGCACGGCAGTTCTGAGGTGCTGCGTTGGCACTCAGGCGTTAACGAAACAGTAACAGGCAACATTTACTGGAACGGCCAGCAGTATTTTCGTTTACCTGTCAAGGCGGAAGGATTCGAGTACAAAAACACTGGGACGTTGCCTCGCCCAACGCTAACAGTTTCGAACGCACAAAGCACAGTCACATCTCTGCTTTTGTTGGTCAATGCCGTTACCGTCGGCAATGATCTAGCAGGTGCAGAAGTTCGTCGCATCCGTACTTTGAAAAAATTTCTTGATGCGGTTAATTTTTCAGACGGCAACAGTGATGCGGATCCTTATGCGGCGTTTCCTGAGGAGCGCTGGTTTGTTGATCGCAAGGCAGTTGAAAACCGCGAAACAGTGTCTTTTGAGCTAGCAAGTAAATTTGATCTTGCTGGACAAAAATTTCCAAAACGGCAGTGCATTGCGAACGTTTGCCAGTGGCAATATCGCAGCAGTGAGTGCGGTTACACAGGCGATAATTATTTTGACATCAATAACAACCCTGCAGCTAGTCTTGCTCAGGACCGTTGCGGCAAACGTATTAGCTCTTGCAAGCTGAGGTTTGGGGAAAACGACCCATTGCCATTCGGATCGTTTCCTAGTCTTGGTTTAAGTCAATGACATTGCCGGCAGCAATTAAACAGCAAATACTCCAGCACGCACAAGCTGAGCAGCCCAAGGAGTGTTGTGGTCTTGTTTGTGTTGTCAAGGGGCGTCGTCGTTATTTCCCTTGTCGCAATCTGGCTGCAACACCAGACGAGCACTTTGTTATGGATCCGTTGGACTATGCCAATGCTGAGGATCATGGCGAGATTGCTGCTGTCATCCACTCACATCCAACAATGAATCCCAAGCCATCAGAGGCTGATCTTGTTGCTTGCGAAAAGACTGGCGTCCCATGGCACATCATCAACCCGTTGACTGAGGAGTGGGGGTATTGCGAGCCGTCTGGCTATGAACTGCCTTATGTGGGCAGGGTGTTTGCTCACGGCGTGGTTGATTGCTACAGCCTTTGCCGTGATTGGTACGCAAGGGAGTGGGGCCTGCAGCTGAGAGATTACGACCGTCGAGATCAGTGGTGGGATCACGGTGAAAACCTGTATCTAGAAAACTTTCGCAACGAGGGTTTTCGCGAGATTCCGATTGAAGAGTTGGAGCGCGGTGATGCTCTGCTGATGCAGTTATCGTCTCCCGTCCCAAATCATGCTGCGATTTATCTAGGCGATCAGCAGGTGCTGCATCATGTGCAGGGCAGGCTGTCTAGCCGCGATGTCTATGGCGGTTATTATTGGAAGAACACTGCCTGCGCCTTGAGACATGAAAGTCGTTAAGGTCTACGGCGCACTTCGTAAGCTGCTTGGCCAATGCCGTTTTGAGCTTGATGTAGTGACGCCGGGTCAAGCAATCAAAGCGCTGTGCGCAAATTTCCCTCAGTTGGAGCGGTGGCTAATAGATAGCGAGAAAGATGGTGTTGCCTATCGCGTTACGGTCGGCAAGCAGAAGGCAACAGAAGAAGATTACAATTCATTGCTATTGCCATTTGGAGAGCGTGAGGTTTTCAGCATTACGCCTGTAATTGCTGGTGCAGGTGGCGGGGTAGGTCAGTTTTTCGCTGGACTTGGGTTGATTGCAATATCACTTATTCCAGGTGTTGGAGCTGCTATTGGCGCATTTGCGGTTACAGCACTGCAAACCGTTGGTATGACTTTGGCGCTGGGCGGTGTTGCACAAATGCTTTCACCAACACCAAAGCCTCCAACATTCGAAGAAGCGCAAAAACTTGAGTCTTTTACCTTTAGCGGAATCGTAAACACGACTCGTCAAGGCGTTCCAGTGCCTATCGTGCTTGGTCGCGCCTACGCTGGCAGCGTGGTGATTTCCAGTGGTCTGGACGTAGAGCAGGATTAAAGCTGATGATTGCAATTCGTGGTTCAGGTGGTGGCGGCGGCGGTAAAGGCGGCGGTGGTGGCGGTGGTTCACCAGAGGAGAGTCCAGACAATCTTCAGTCAACACAGTATGCTCGTGTCCTTGATTTAATTAGCGAAGGA